TTTAAATTCGCAGCTATGTACTTGTTAGCTGATTGTGAACCAGATGGCAAACTTACCACAGGAAACTTGTTACCTTGTGCTTGAGAAACAGACATACAATCTATCTCTCCTTCTGTAATGGTGACAAACATATTACCTGTATTCTGTTGTCGCCAAAGCCTTTGACCCCATAGCTGGAGTTCTGCTACATCACCAAGCCAGATAAATTTTTTGTTCTGAAATCTAATGTGCTGTGCTGCTTGTCTACCTAACTTGTCTTCATAGGTAGCTACTTGTACAGGTTGACCATTGTGTTCTGATATTCCATAGCCAAACATTTCACAAGTTTCTTGTGTTAAGCCACGTTTCGGTAAAGGTCTTGGAGATACAAATTTTAATAAAGGTTTCTTCACTGTTTTAATAAAAGACTTTCTGGGTTTATCTTTTGGTGGTTGATAGGTATGACCACAACCGAAACAATAACCATGTCCATCGTCATAGATAGCCATGTTATCTTTGCTGCCACATTCAGAGCAGCTTGTTTTTCTTACATATTTACTCTTGTCGTTCATGCCATTCTTCTGGGATGGAGCCATGACTCCAGAGAAACCCATGACGTTCTGCCCATTGAGCATAGGTAAGGCTTCTCTTTTTGCCACGACTTAGTTTTGTTTTTGCGTTCTGAAAACAGAAACGTATATCTAAACTGGGATGTTTCTCCTTAACTGCAAGCATCTTTCTTCTGTCCTCAGGAGAGAAGTAACCTTTGGCTTCAACGATAAAGTTTTTAAAGATGAAGTCAGGTTTGTAAGACCCGATGATGCAGTATTCAAGATCAATTTTTTCATAGTCATAGGGAATTTTATTTGCGTTTAAACTTGCAGCTATTGTAGCTTCAAATTTACTTCTAAAATTCACTCCCTGAAGAGACTGTCTCAAAACCTGCGACCTTAGGGGCTTCCTCTGGGGTTGCTTCTTTTGTTTCAAAGCCGTAGCCTTTTGCATCTTTGACATATTCAACAAAGTTGTGAATGATTACAGCTTCAGGTTCGATCTTTATACCGACACCGAAAGCTGGTGCTTCCCATCCGCTACATCTTATATTGACTTGCCCAGTTGAACCTGGTCCAAGTTTGTTTACAGCTTGCCTTTGTTCTTCTGACATAGGAGAACCATCAGAGTTATATAAAACAGGTGGCCTTTTTTTCCATTGAGTACCATCTGCTCTTACTCCACCACCTTTCATTTTTGTTTTTATTTTAAAGTAAGGAGTACCATCAACTTCTTCATAACCAAAGCGAGCAGGTGCAAGCTTGTATTTCTTATTAGGATTTGCAGCCTTTAGTTGTGCTTTCCATCTTTCAAGAAGTCCATTAAGTTGTTCTTCAAGTTCTTGTGCTTTCTCTGGTTCGATAAGACATTCGACTTGCCATAATCCAGCAGCATCAAACTTAGTGTCTGGTTCAACTAACCACGCATATTGCAATACGCACACTGGTGTAGTGAAATTACAAATTTCAGGTTTAATCATTTGATAGGTTTTTTTAAAGTTTCTTTTAAAATCGTCTGCGGTAGACGTAACATTGATATTACCGTACATTTTTTATCTGTCACCCCTTTGTCAGCTAAATACATATGGAGCAAGAAGAACTTCACAGATATTAAAGTCACCTGGATCTGGTGGTGTCGGTAATCTTCTTGGTTTATCTAACTGCTGAACAGCTTGGTCATATAAATTATCCAGTACATTATCGGTGTACATTTCTACAAAAGATTCTTTCACACAGGATATAAATTCTTGGATGTCAGCAGCATTAGAGCCAAAACAATCGTGGATAGTTGTAAAGTTTGTAAGACCTTTCTGCTTACTTTTATGCAATGCTAAATGTACATTAGCAGCATCTAAACTATGAACAAAGTTACTGGCAAAACTAATACTAGTCTTTCTTTTATCTACCTCATCCGTAGCATCAGTAAGTGACAATCTTATAGTGCTAGTGCCTATTTTGGTCTTTATTTGTTTACTACTAAGCTTGTAATAATTCTGGTTAACATAAAACTTAGAAGGTGTATTCCACTTCATTACTTTACTTTCATTACCAAAACATTTGGCAATGTCTGTTAAATATTGCATGATGATTGAAGACTTTGGGCATACTTTTTTAACAGTTTCTACAATCTTCCTTGCCAAGAAATAGTTATGTGCAAAGTCATCTGTCGGCCAATCCAAATGTATATTCTGCTGATGTATATAATCTTTGATTGCATAACAGATACCATACAAAGTACCACTGTAAGGAATCATCATTATCGGTTTTTTTACTAGCTTTCTTGATATAACTTCTTGATATTTATACCAATCTTTAGCCAAAGGCTCTTCACTGTCAGAAAGATCAGCAATCAGTTTTGTTCTTACCTCGTTATAAAGATCTTGGATCTCATTAAAATGCATAAGATTTACTTTACCTGCAAGGTCTTGATCACAGGTCATGGCTGCAAAGTGTTGATAGCCATTGTTACTGCCATCCAACAGGACAGGATGCTTTGATATATACCCATAACCTTCATCCAACATGCCACTCCACTCAATACACCAAGAAACAAACTGGAATGGTTCTTCTGCTTTACTCCATAAACTAACAGTCGCTTCTGGATTATTAGCTACCTGTCTTGCCAGTGCTGCTCCTTCTGTATCAGACCATTCGATACGTTCTTCATAACTGCAACGACTCATACCCCAGTGATTAGCACCAGCAATACCAAGCCAGTTTTTAGCTTCTCCATTCTTTATTGGCTTGCCTTCAGCAAATCTATGTAAGGCTCTAGCTAAATCATTTCCCTGTGGGTTAAATGTAGCAGCAGCCGGATAAATTCGTCCGGTAAAATCTGCCTGATAAACGTGGTAAAAGGTTTCATCTTTGTAATACAGTCCAGTATCAAGCAAAGATAAGCATTGAAATCTTTTAGCTCGATCATGGGCATTTTGGTCATGGATTAAACTTGCAGCCTTCCTATATTGCAGTCTTGCATCATCATTAGTATCAATATCATGTGGTTTAGGAGGTAGTGGCAATGTTTCAGCATCAATCAAGCATCCAACTTCTATACCTCTATCCCAACAACTCTGAGCAATTTCAAGAACATTTTTATTTACTTCCCACTTCGTTGATTGCAGAGCATTTAACGCTGCAAAAAACGCTGTTGGTTTTCTTTCTGATACTTCTTGTAAGTAATCGAGATCCTTAGACTTGATTGCCTTAACGTGTCGTAGTCTTTTGCTGTAATAACCACCCTCTGTAGTGCTGATCCAATCTCTAGGTTTCTCAAGACAAGGCATATAAATAGGATAGGCAGCAAATCTATTCTTTCTTTGTTTCTTGATCCACTCCATAGCACCTTCAGTAAACTCAATATAAGTTCTCATGGTCTTACCTGATCTGATAGTTGCAAGCTTTATCATGCCTACTGATTGTTTCATCAGGTCAATCATCTTCATGCCTACACGCAACTTATCTTCTTTACTCCAAGATTTAAAAACAAAACCTTTATTTCTCATGTGACCCATCATCATGTTCCTTCGGTATCTTGGATGGGTTGTATCAGTTATATGTTTTTTTACAGCAGTAAAATGTTTTTCATCTTCCTGTTCAAAGACACTAAACCTAAGTTCATCTTCTAAAAGATGTCCTATTTGTATAGCAGTCTGGGTTGCAGTCTTAACTTGTGAAGCACAATCAATGATTGCTTTGAAGGCAATAAAGGCAACGACATCTATATCAGGGTATTGATTTAACTTAACAGCAGCAACAGCCCTTGGTCCTGGTTTACCTTGTCTCCAATGACGATCAAGAAACTGTTGTATTGCTTTTGATAAAGGTACAAGACCTGCTTCAATCATGCTTCTTGCATAATCATTTTCAGACTCTTTACCCTTGGATATATTTAACTGGACTTTTCTTTGGCGTGAATCATAGCCACGACCACACATTTCTTCTTCTACCTGTTGTTGTTTACTCATGTTTCAACAACTTCCATGAGTAAATCAATAGATGTAGTTCTTTGATTCTGCGTTCAGCGTTCTCAATACGTTCATCAATCGCTTTGTCACGATCATGTCTGTACTTCGTAAGGTTTACTACGTTTGTCATCAATGTTTCTCATGGTTAGATATAAGTTCAGATAGATCTTCAATAATGTCATTAACTTGATCAGTAACTAAATTACTATCCTGATTAATTAATTTACCAAGATCTTCTAAGGTGTATTCTCGTGTGCTGAAAGTCTTACCACAATCCTTACAAGTTCTACTTCTCCAGATGTAAGCAGCCTGTCTAGGTTTTTGTGTGTTCACTTCAGTAGAAGAACCACCGCAGTTAGGACAGATAATCATTTTTGATCCTCCAACCTGTCAAGAATCCTCTGCTGCATGGCATCCAAAGCTTTTTCGGATGTATCTGTAGGAGTATGAGGTAAAGATTGTTGATCCTCTGCTTTTACAAGACATTCAACCACAACAACGTCATACCAAACACCATCAACTTGTTCTTGTTCTTTTTTATTCTTTACTAAAAAATTAGTACAAGGGCATTGTTCAATCCAATGATGCAACCTGGTTCTTATTGAATAACTCATTTGTCATCCTCCCTTTTCATTGATGAAAACTTAGATTCTAGTTTTTCAATGCAAAGATCCCAGGCATCATCCTCACTTATGTCTAATTTCTTAGCAATAGATAAAGATAGCTCCCTTAAATGCGTAGCTATGGCTGTAAGATTGTAAGGATAATCAGACATCAGCTTCCTCCATAGGAAATTTCTCAAGACCTTCTATGTCATCTTGCCAAGGATTTTCTACAGCTATCCTTGAAAGCCTAGCCATAGCATTTGTTTGATATGCCCCAGGTAAACTTGCAAGATGATTAACTAAATGAACAATAGTTACCTGATGTTCTTCTGGTAGCTCATCTATTCGACAAGACATAGAGATAGTATGCTGGCTCATCTATCTACCCCCTTGGAATTGGATAGACGCATTGCGTAAGCTTTCCCAGTACATCCCATTACCCTCATCATCAATCAAGATAATAGAATGTTTCTCCAGGTCTACACACACATCTTTTATATACCTCCCCTCATCCTCATCGGATAAAAAGATACAAGCTCCCTTTAAATATTCCAAAGGGATACTCTGATTAGTACAAAGTTTCATTTTAGATACTCCATACATACTTCAACACCCTTTTTACATAACTCTCTTTGCTTTTCTGTTAGCTGAGAGCCTATAGATTCAGCTATATGCTGGCACTCTAAAGACAGGGCATCATTAGGTGCGGTAACAGCAAGTACTAAGGCATGAAGATATGCCTGTTCATTGTCTTTAATTTTGGTAATCATTTAATAATAAAAATAACTGGGACTAGGTTCATAAAGAACCTGTTAAAAATTCAACTAAAAAAATTCTTAAAGGGTTCATTAAAGATTTTGCTAAGGATAATAAGCAACTAACAACAATAAAAAAAATAAAAAGAAAGAAGCCTAAAATTAATTAGGCTTGTCTTCTTCTTTAATATCAAGGGCTTTGTATTCTGCTAGTAGCTGTTCATTTGTAAGCTCCATTTCAAAATACAGTCTCTCAATCTCTGCACGTTTAGCAGCTTTTAACTCTGCTTCGTAGTCGTATTTGTCATCAGACATAATTAATAATTAATAACTGGGCGGTGTTTGTAGCTCTAAAGAACTACTAAGGTTCTTTTATTAAGAGAACCCTTTAAAAGGTCCGTAGACCCTTTAAGGGATTTTCTAAGAAACAATAAAGTAATAATGTTCATGGTCCCAACCACAAGAAACAATCTTCATATCAGGATAGAACTCGTTCATGTCCCAACTTGCAATTAATTCTTTAGCTGCTTCTAAATGGTTTTCTTTTGCTTCTAATGAATAGTCCCAACTAATAGTTTTAGTCCAGGTTCTTTCACTGTCTCTCTTGTGGATTGCTTTAATCCTGGTTCCCTTGTAGTCAGTTGGTCCTATGTACTTTGTCTTAATACACATTCCTTCTACTACTTGAGTTCTTTCTTTAGTAATCATTTGGTTAATAGGTTCTAGGGCTAGAACTATTTAGATAGTCCTACTACATAGGATGCTATAGGACGGCCACCGATAAATAATAAATACAAATAAACTTAATAAAATGTAACAATAGACCCTATATCCCGCCCCATAGTCCAATTATTTGTCCAATTCTGTCCAAGATACTATTAATTAGTTCAGGAACCTAGTCAGTATCTATATTGTAGTTCTGTCCACATGACAGTACTACTAATAAAAAACTCTATATATAGCTTTATTTCTACAAAAAACTAGACCTATATGGGGAAAAATAAAATATGTATATATGCGTAAACCCTTCAAATTTTTGTTTCAAAATTATTTAGTAGACACCTATAGGTTATCTATAAGATAACTAAAAGAACCCCTATAGATCTGCCCAGAAGTGATCTATAGGGGTCTTTAGTAGGTCTATTGTATAGAGACCTATGGTTATTAGTCTAATGGGTAATGCTGTTGGCTGTAATTCTGTGGAGGATTCTGTGACTTTGTGTGTTTCTATGACTGTGGCCGTATCTTTTGTGGTTATCTAACCGCATGAACCCCCCCTTTATCCCCCCCAAGTTTATCCACTACTACGCCCTAATAAGAATTATTTATGAAACCATCGGTGGAGGTATTAGAATTACTTATCTGTTTATGAGTCATCCCCATGGCTGCTTGAGTAACGGAGTTATTAAGATAAGAACCCCAGTTATCAAGGTGAGCGGAAAGTAATTCATCTTTACGAGATCTTATATTTCTGTCTTCATCTTGAGCCATATATTCAGTCCAGTAAGCTACTGCTCCTGAAAGAGCATCAAGGATGTCATCGTGTACTAGAGAACCTCTATGTTTTGTAATACGAGACATTTGATAGAAGAGTTGTAGCTTAAGTTTGCGTTCTGGAGCTTCGTTAGGATTAGATCTATAGTCTTTTTCTACTACCTTTTTGTCGATTATTAGCCTGTGAGAGTTCATTACAGGTTCAAGGATGTCTATTATGCGTAGTTCTTTAGTCTTTGTATTGCGTACATCTTTGACTTCACAGGGGTGATACCTCATAAGGAATGGTTTTAGGAGTTCTGCAAACATACCTCCACCCATGTTTGATTCTACGAGTATGGTATTTACCTTATTGGCCTTGGCTATCTTGGCTAAAGTTGTTAATACTGCATCAGAGTAACCACCATTTAGACCACCTGCGTCAGGGACGTATAGATTACCGTTTAACATTTTTACTACGGCATAACCTGTAGCATCTTTACCCTTACCAGAGGGGTCAACAAACATTACTGCTCCTGTATATTCAATCCAATCACCGAATTGTTGGGCAGGTCGGTAAAAATGATCACCGTTAAACCCTACACAAGGAAGTTCTTTGATGACATATTCGGGAGAGGACGACCAAATTACCTTTTCTGGTGCATGATCTGGGTTTACTGAAGATATTATTAGGTCTGAAAGCTTAAGAGGGTAACGGTCTTGGTCTGATAACGAAGTATCAAGCATGAACTGTAGAGAGAACCCAGAACGTCCATAGGAGGCCTCACGTTCCATTAGATCTATTGCAGTGAATCTTTCTGGGTCAACAGGATCTTTAGGCTTTACAAGCTCTTCTTGAAGGCTTTTGGCTAACTTAGGAGCTAGTCTATCTCCATAGTTGTTTTTAAGGTCTGGATAACGTGCAGTCCAGATGCGAGTTGTATATCCACGTTCTTCTAGAGTTAGATATAAAGATTGTTCTGTTTGTGGTGTACCAAGAAAGGTTATTTTACCGTTAGGTTTAAGGATTGCATCAAATTCTTTTACAGCTTCACTTAACTTGTCTCTCATCGGTTGGGTAAAGCTGTTGTTTGGTACTTCTACGTCATCAGCAATTACCTCATCTGCTCTACTACCAGCCATTTGTCCTAGAACACCTTGAGACTTTACAGAAGGGGCATGATCAGCTTGAGCAGGGCCAACATCAAAACTAATTTTACTGTTTCTCTGAGCGTCTTCTGGACGTAGTGGAGCTAATATCGGCATCTCGTTTATAAGACGCATGGTAAATGTACTAAAGTTGTCTGCTCTATCCTTACTTGCAGAGACAACAAGGAACTTTAGTTGTGGATTCATCCGTAGTTTCCACACAACGTAGGTAGAAGTAATCCAACTTTTACCTACACCTCTAAAAGCCTGTATGATTTTTCTTCTAGGACCGTATTGTAAGTATTCAGCTATGTCTAACTGAACAGGTGTAGGATCTGGCAGGTTAAGATGTCGCCAAGTAATGATCAGGAAATATCTAAAGTCTTGTAGTTTTTCTGGTAAAGGTTGCAATTATCTTTCAATGCTAGGTATTACATCAAGGTCTGGAAGGTTTGACATAAGATCTTCCATAGGACTCTTCTCTGTTGGTATGCACTCGATACCATTATCCTTGAGAAGTTGTCTAGCTACGTTAAGATCACCTGGTTTTGCTTCTCCGCTTTCTATACGTCCTAAAAGTTCTCGAATAAGAACTGTATGAAGAGTTTCTAATAATTTTATTTTCTTGTTATCTGCCATAGGTACAATGTCTGTTGAAACTAATATACTATTTTTTAGCAAATTATGCCCAATGCGTTAATAGGTCAACGGTTTAACATTGATGATCGTGTCATAAGAAAATTTACAACAGGATTTTCTAATAAGTACAAAATAAAAAGAGGAAGCATCACAGAAGCCCTTACAAGAGTTAATAAGGTTGGTGTTAAAAAATACTATTACAAAGTCTTATGGGATGATAAAAGATCATCAGAACACGCTCAACATAGTCTTGAATCTGTCGAGTAAAGTTTTCTTTTTATATTTCTTTTTTTGTTTAAGATTTTTTGTCCGATGATGTTCTGCCATTTCATATCGCATCAGTTTAATTTCAGTGTCTTGTATGCGTTGCATAGCAGCCATGATAAGCAAATCTTGCAGTCGGTTTTCTTTTACCAACGCAAACGAATATGCTTTCATAATACTTTCAGGTAATTCATCCACCTCTCTACATTTCATCTCTATTTCAAGTTCAACTTCAAGAGGTGGTTTACCAATAAGAATCTCAAAAAATTCTTTGTGATTCATTTGCCTGGGAAGAGTGCTTTCTCCAACATATCGCATAATTTATCATCGACATCATTGTCTGTTTTTGTTACACAGGCACGAACAAGATCAAGTGCAAGTTGACGAATTGCTTTGGACTTGAGAAAGGTAAAAATGATTGGTTTTAACAGGGCAAGCATAGGAAAAAATATACTACTCTTTACATTATGTACTGATTTGCTAATCTTGGCTTGACTCCTCACACAAGTCAATAAGTCCTATTCTCCCCAAGTAGGACTTTTTCTTATCTTTTAGGTTTTAATTCAACAACACTTAGCTCTACTTCTTTTAGTCGGTGAAATATTTCTCTCATGTCATCGTGCATGGTATCAATCTTATTTGTTAATAATTCTATAGCTGTTGTGTTACGCACAAGGTCATCTCTTGATTGTCTTCCTCTGTAAGAAATAGAGCCAACAGAAACAAAACAAGCTGTTAATAAAGCCCCACCAACTGCTGCTGCTAGTTCAATCACTTTTCAAATCCTCTATTTATGCCTATTATGACAGAAAAAAGGTGTATGGACGAAAAAGAAAAGAAAGGCCCCCTTCAAAAACTGAAGGAGAACATTACTGATAAGGAAGAGCAACTAGCTTTTATATCTGTAATCGTGAGACTCAGTGTTGTCGCTTGGAGTGGCTTCATAGTATCCCTTAACTACATTACACTTCCTGGTTACAGTAACGAACCAAAAGATATAACGTTTCCAGCTTCTTTGCTGACAGGTGCATTAGCTTCGTTTGGTTTAGAAGGTGCTAAGAAACGTGGAGATGGTACGTTTAAACCTGACGAAAAGCCTCTAAACAAGAAAGAAGTAGAAGCGTTACTAGCGTCACAGTCAGGATCGTATCAAACAGTTAGAATAGAGACACCAATTAAAATTATTGGTGCGGAAATTGTTGATCCTAAAAAATGAAAAAACTATTACCCTTGCTTTTACTAGCATTTCCAACAGCTAGTTTTGCAGACATCACTCACTCAATCCAATCTGTAGCAAGCGTATCTACTCTAGGTGCTAGTGCTACATCTGAACGCATTGGTGCTTCGATAAGTGTTGCAGGTACAAACGTAACACCAAAAGCTAATACTGTAGCTGGTCAGATAGGTTCTCTTGATTTAGCAGATGCTGGTATTACTAACGGAGTTCCTACTGTTGACTACGATACTTCATTTACGGTCACAGACGCAGGAAATGCATGGTCAGTGAGTGAAACGTACCTTCAAGCGGATAGTACAAGTACAACCTCAGCACAAGTTACTGATGGTATAAGTGCCATTCCTCTTTTGGGGTCATATACAATCGTATCTGGAGGCGATCCTGGTTCTGTAGCTATAACACTTGATTCTGGACAAGGTCTTACAGTAAGCCTAGCTGATATGGGTGCTGGTACTACAGCCACACTACAATCAACTATTACTCTTGGCCTTGATTGATGAAATGGTGGGTATGTCTACTTGTTGTTTTAAGTCCTAATGCTTTTGCTAATACGCCAAGATTTGGTGCGAACCAAATTCAAAGCAACTCAAGGAGTGTTTCAAAAATAGATGAAGTTATTATTACTGAAAACTATAACTCAGGCTATGCGTACTCAGTTACAGGATCTAACATCAAAATCAAAGATGGCACTGTTATTTCTCCTGAAGCAACATACACAACAAGTCAGAATACAGGAAATGCAGGTGCAGTTAATTTTGAATGGATAACACCAGACCTAACAACAAAGCCTCAATTCGAGATCGTAAACGAGGCAGAAGCGTTCAGTCTGACCGAAAACTTCCTGGCTCCTGGTTTAGACGCAGTTTCAATTATAAATCGCTCACAGACAATAGAAACTACTCAAACTTCGGTCACATTGTTTCAATAGGACTTTTATTTGGTAGTCCTGTTTACGCAGAAACTACTATATCTAATCCCCAGTCGAGTACCCAATCGACAATAGTAAATCAAGGTTTTCAAAGTATAAGCGGATCTTTCCCAACTCATAGATATAGCAATGGTATTCAATGCCAAACACCTACTTTAAGCTTTAATCCGTTCATAACAAAAGGAGAATATTACAACAGTCCTAGAAGTACTATACAAAGAACAAATATATATAACCAAGCAAAAGATAGTGAAACTGGTCAGCTAATAAATCCAGGTGAAATACTTTACGTAGCAGAGCAAGAAAGATTAGATCAAATAAATCATAACTTTTCATATGGAGCAACTATAAGTCTACAAGTACCATTAGGAAAACGATTCAATGATGAGTGCTTGAAGGCAGCCCAGACTTATAGAAAATATCAAGAGTTTCTTTTACAAGCAAAAAAGCTAGAGGTTAATCTCAATCGGCTTTCTATCTGTAGCCAGCAGCTTAAGCTCGGTGTTAAGTATGTAGGAGAAGATGCTGTTAGCTGTAAAAATGTTGTATTGACTAGCGTTCCAAATCAAGTATTACCACATACTCATAAGCTTAAGGTTGATTAGGTTTTTCTTTTTTCTTTGTCAGCTTTTTAATTACATTTTTTACTAGGGGTTTTACAAGCTGGAGAATAACAGGTGTAGTCGCAGCCACACTAGCGATAACAGCAGTAGAGACAACAACGCTAGCCGTTGGTATGTATTGGTCCACAAACGGTACTTCTTCCCAGATTGCGTCACAAGAACCCTCCAATAACCCACGCTCATATTTTACCAGCCTTTCTAATCTAAGCTCATTACGCCAATCCCCTGATCTATAGGGTGCGTTTTTTGGTGGACAGGGTACTAGCTCAATTTCTTTTTCTGCTTCTTTTTGTCCTAAATTAATATTTACTCCACTTGCTTTTTGCTGAAAATTATATGTACCTTCTGTTTCTATAGTGTCCTGTGCATCATAAACAATAGGTCTAAATGTTTTAGGTTCTGGTTGAGTTTTAATTGGTTGTGTGCCACTAATTGCCTGACCATTTGGACAAGTAGCATAAGCCTTTCTGCCATGAAAAATTATAGTTGGATTTTCTGATAGTTCTATATCTCTATTAGTTAAATCACAAGCAGGGTTCTCTCCTATCAAAACAGTCTCAGGAATATAAGGTGTTTCTGGTATATTTACTTTTGGTATTTTTATCTCAGGAACTTTAATCGTGGGCATTAACAATCGTTGAAATCAGAAGCCATATTACCTCCGATCTTACCACCTTCTCTTCTTGCTTGATTTGTAGCAAAGCCACTCAAAAACCAACCTATTACTGGTACTCCTGATAATGTTGTTGATAACCCAGTTCCAGTAGCCACTGATGTACCAATTAATTCTCCAGTTGACTCACCTTTAGCCCTTTCTTTTATACAGGCTATTTGCTTTGCTGTAAGTTCACCACCATTTATAACTGCTACATCTTTTTCTCCAGCTACTTTTTGTGTTTCTTTAGTAGATAAAGCCTTACTTGCTCCTAAGAACCCTGCTGGTTTTTTACTGGTCTCCATTGAAGCAATAATCCTTGGGTCGTGCATACGATGTCTAATTCTATAACCTTGCATATCAGCTTCAATCTCATAAGTAGAATATTTACTAACAGGCAAATCAAACATAGGTAAGCGAGGTTTTGTAGCTAATAAATTTATTGCATAAAACTGAGAAGATACAAAAGCAGTACCAAGTCCTACTGCTACTCCTTTAAAAATAATATTAGTATTCATACAGAATTAGAATTTAGGTAAAGACGTTGCAGGTAAAGATGGCCCTGTCATCTCTGGTAAACCTTTATCTAATACATTTGGTAAAAGTCCAGAGACATTACTCATAACCTCTTTCATAAGTTTGGATTTAAACTGCTCAGATGTGACGTATTTATAACCGAAATACGAAGCTCCTAAAGTTGTGCTTATAAGAACGAATGATAAAATGGATAAAGCGTTAGCGATCTTTTGAAACATGATTAAATTTGCGATACTTAAAGCACTTTCATTTACAAGTGTGCTTGTGTTACTACTAATTGTAGCTCTGTCACCTTTATACGTCACTATGAGTTTAATGACAAGGCAAATGACTACCGAAACTAAGTAGCTTTTTTTCTACGATAAAACCTTGTTTTACAAGCATTTGAACAATACTTTCTTCTTTGCTCTGTTGTAGCAAACACTTTACCGCAGCATTTACACTGCTTTTCTATTATTTCGCAAAAGACTTTTTTTCGGTTTCGGCCTCTGCTCTATCTGCTAAAACAGCTTCAACACGCATAATTTGGTCACGACAATTGTTAGCAACCTGTATAGCTTCTTCTTGATTTTTTTTTAGAATTTGTATTTGTTGTTTTAATTCTTCAATCGTTTTACGAGCCATAAATATATACTGTGTTTCTTATAGTGTAACAGCAGCTTTTATTCTTAGCTAGATATATTCTGACATATCAGTGGTTGGGGTTATAAATACGGTTGCAGGTACGTTATTGCCATCACCTTCAAAATCGACATCATCTTCAAATTTTTCAATAGTGTTTACGTTCCAAAATTGCCCGTAAATTTTCCTGTATTCACTACTTTTTATAGTTAATTCTGTCGCACTAACTGGAATTACATTTTCGCCACTGTATTGACTAAAACAAGTATAAGTTTTACTTGTATCTGGATTTAGTATTTCTGCATCTGTTAATAATGTTGGATAGATTACCCATCCTGTCTCATTATTACCAGTTATTTCTTTTACAGATATCCAGTCAGTAGGATTGTTTTGCATACGAACAGAAAGTGCTTTTGCAGCATCTTGAGCTTCATTTTCTGTATTATATTTACTATTTACATAATAATATTTAGTTGACATTATGTACCTCCGTAAATTGTGCCATTGTTAGTAAGAGTGTATGTTACGCCACTATCATCTATTGCTTTACCTCCAGAACCTACAGTATTCCCATACTTTCCTACTCCACCATTTGCACCATAGCCACCGCCACCACCGCCAGCACCTCGAAAAGATGCTGATAAACCTCCAGTTGCATTTCCACCAGTGCTATTATGACTTCCACCATAACCACCTCTACTTGCAAACGTACCTCCACTTACAGTTGGTGCGGACACACTACCGAAGCTAGTTGATCTACCTCCTCCCCCGCCAGAAGCCCCACCATCTGTTGTAGAGTTGTCATTATTAGACGAGCCACCACTTCCACCATTTTCACCGCCAACGCCTCCATAAGTACGAGGACTGCTACTACCATTTGCACCGATAGCACCTCCAGCAGTTAATGTGGTTTCTTCACTACCACGACCACCTTTTCCACCGCCAGCACCACCGCCACCGCCACAACTTTCTAAAGAAATAAAACCAGAACTACCACCGCCACCGCCACCGAAGATGTAAGCACCTGAATTGTTAGTTATGGTAACTCCAGTGACACCACTGTTGATTTTAATTGCTGATCCTCCATCATTTCCAGCTTGTGACCCAGAAACCGTTGAACCACCATTACCACCACGACCCATAATGATACCTTCGTTTATAATTGTGCATGCAATATCTACAGTTAAAGCTGGATTACTTGTGTTATCTGACCATATATAAAGACCAGAAGGAATTTTTAGTGTTTGTCCAGCAGAAATAAAGTTTGATATTGTTATTTCTTGTTGTTGTGCATTACCATTAACGTTTCCAGCATTAGGTAAGATGACTTCACCTCCACCACTAGATTTTAGGTTTAGTGAGTTAGCACCACCACCTAAACCTTGCATTGATAAAGGTTTATTATAAGTCCAAAAGTTTTGTTTCATTGTTTATGATGTTTTACTTTGATTACCAATTACAGTAAATGTAGCTGATGCCGTCTTAATGATAGTGTAACCATAAATGTCAACACCACTTGAACCGCCATCTGAGGGAGCAGAACCACCTATCCAGTTTTCTGTAACCGCAGCACCATCAATTGTTAACTGTGCAGAATAACCAGCAGCAGCAGCAGTTGTGATAATAGTAACTGATATAACTTCTCCAACACTCATACTAGAATCGAGAGTAGTAGAACTGCTAACTCTAATATTAGGTGTAGATGTAGTTGTTTCTGCTGTAGTAAAAAGATGTACCATGCCATCTTCTAAATCAATATTTGTATTATCACTTAACTTGCCAGCAGTTATATTCACTCCTTCTTTTAATAAGTTTGCAAGGTCTATTCCATTATTAAAATTAACTAGACCTGTAAACGTACCACCAGCAAGCGGCATTTTAGTTGAGTCAGCTATTGTTATATCAGCAGAACCATCAAAGTTAACGCCATTAATAGCTCTTGGTGTTGTTAATGTTGCAGCAGACCCTGTTGTGTTTTGATTTAAAGTATCAACAGAAAATGTAGTACCAGTAAGTGTTAAGCCAGTACCAGCAGAATAAGTTGTGTCTGTATTTGTTGTTTGATCTACCCAGTCGAGACCACCAGATCCATCAGTTTTTAATACCTGATTAGCATTACCATCCGTATTAGGAAATGTAAGGGTATAACTTGCATTAGCAGAATGTGGTGGGGATTTAAGTTTTATACCATGGCTGTTTTGCGAGCAATTTAATTGTATATAACCATCTTGTGAACTTCCATCACCTTTTGCTTCCAAACTAGGTACAGAAGATGTAGATATTAAATTAATTTTATCTGTTGTAACAGCATCATTAGCAATAGTTAAAGAAGTAGCACCTGTCACATCACCTGTATGGGTGGCATTAGAAACCTTTGCGGTATTTGCTGCTATCTCTGTATTTATGGAATTAGCTAATTTATCTGCTGTTACTGCATCATCAGCTATCTTATCTGTGGTTACTGCATCATTAGCTATTGTTAAAGCTGTTGCTCCAGTTACATCTCCTGTATGAGTTGCGTTAGTAACTTTAGCTGTATTAGCATCTAAATTTGTTTTATCTTCATCTGTCATCACACCCCAAGCTGATGTAGTTGCAGCAGGTAGAGAAACGTTATTACCAGTAGATGAGTTAACATATAATGATGTTCCGTTAGCTGTGTAACTTAAATCTGTTGCTCCAGCACCACTGGCATCAGTGCCATTTACCCACGCAGAGCCATTGTATTTAAGTACTTGACCGTTAGAAGGGCTTGATAAGGTTACATTTGTTAAGGCATCTAGTGTGGTTGAGGTTGATGGTAAAGATGTAATATTATTTGTGCCTAAGTTATAAATATTATTTCCACAATCGTTAAACACATTTAATTCTGCATAGCATTGAATTTCTTTACTAGTAGAAGTTAAATAAACAGCAGCCCAAGCACTAGCAAATCCATAAAAATTATTACCTTGTATAAGACTGTCTACACTTGTACTAGAAACATTAGGATTATCAATTACGATTCCTGTATTTTTATAGTTTGCGTAGCTATAGATATTTGTATTATTAGCACCAGCACCTACAGATATAAAGTTATTTCCACTTATGTTAATTCTTCCGCTATCAGATAAATAAAGACATCCTCTAGATCTTGCTCCTGTAGGATTTGAATTTAAATTTGCACCAGAAACAAAAAGAGAATTAGCTATTTGTATGTCTAATGAACCACTAGTGATTACGCAATAATGACTATTTAAAGCATTAGTAGCTAGTGGTGGGTCTGATTGTTTTGTTTCACTACTAAATACACTATTAGTTATTCTTAATACTGATCCATTAACAAAAGTAGTATCAACATTTGTATCTATGGTATCAATGTAAATACCAGTAGTCATTTGTTGAAATAAACAATTATTTATATAAAGACTAAAAGCATAAGGCCCATTGTATATACCATATAAACCATATAAAAAAGTACAGGTATCAAAATAATAATTTCCTAATTTTTTTGTATTATCAGTAGAAGTAATAAATACAGAAATTCCAGACTGACCATTTACAGTTCCGGCTGTTCTACCAAAAACGTTATTTATAGGTGTCGTTCCTTCTGGATCAAATTCACCATAAAAAGAACAATTTTTAAAAGATACTTCATGTAAATCATTTATTTTTACTGCTGCACTAAAAAACGATTCAAACAAAGCACTATTGGCAGTGTTTGTCCAAGGTACAAATTGACAATTTTCTATTACACATAACTGTGTATGCTGTCCTGTTATATTACTACCTTTTAAATTGATACCTGTTGCTAATACGCTTTGTGTTTGATTGGCATAAGCAAATTCAATATTTTTTATACTAAATCTTGGCGCACCTGTTGAATAACCAGAGGCATAATGATTAGATGTTATGGTTACATCTAAAAAATTATCAGCACTTAAATTTAAATATCTAATATTTGTAATACCATAATGATCAACACCTGTATTATCTGGTTGATGTAATTGAAAGATTACATTAGATCCTTGTGCAGCAGTTGGTATATCTATAAAATATTGCGTAACTGTTTGCGACATTAAAGTCTTATCTTGAATTGGTATTATTTGTCCAATTAAATTAAAATTTGCACCATTATCTGTGCTGTAACGTAATTCTAGGTATTCTCCATCTGCGGCAGGAGTACTAACATCTGGATACTCACCACCATTATTGTCTGTACCAACAATTGCATCTATTTCTATTCTTGTTACTTTTCCATTGCCACCTAAATTACTAGCATCTATAGGTGCAAAAGCAATTGATCTTTCAGATCCTGATGAAGAACTACCAGAACCAGCTTCTGAAAACAAAATATAATTTTGTCCTGTATTAAATCCACCACTATTTCCACTAGCACTAGAATTTGAGGCTTGAATTGATACGTTGCCTACTACACTAGAAAAATCAACATCAGTACTAGTATTAATAGCTCCTGTATTTTTATTTGCAATCGCAATTGTAGATAAAGTTGTTAATGTAGGTATGCATTTAAAAATTACATTACCATTACCTTTAATATGTAATTGTTCAAATTGCGCGTCTATTGTTGCAAGTAAATTTTGTGTAAGAACATAAACACCAGCGTTTAACTGTAATTCTTTACCACTATTAGTAATACAAAAATTTATAGCGTTTTGTAATGATAAGGTGTCATCAGTAACACCATCACCTTTAGCACCAAAATCAGCAACATTAACTATATCAGCTAGTTTGTCTGTAAGAGTTCTTTCTACAGCACCAGTAACAGAACCAGAATCTACTGTATTGTTAACAGAAACTTTTAATGAATTAGAAATAGATGAAAGTTGTTCATTAGTAAAATCTGTTACTTCTTGCAGACCGAATAATAGTTGTTCAGTATTAGTATCTAAATCTGTTTCTGTCAAAACACTACCATCAACAAAATCTACCTTTTTAGAACTTATATCTGTATCTCTTTGAAACTTAATAGCAACACCATTAGCAGGTTCATTACCACTGGTAAATGTTATCTGTGTACCACTGGTAAATGTATAGTGGGTGGTTATGGTTTTTAGTACACCACCGACAGTAACATCTACTTCTGATTCTGATAGATAGGAGAAAGAGATACTAAAAGGACCGGCAGAACCGTTACCAGTGTGGTTTGTAAAAGATGCAGCAGTGTTAGTAGCCATGATTAGTCAGAAGATAGTGATTGAAGGTCTTTTCGGTACTTGAGTTGAGTGTCACGTTTTTTTTGTTTCTGTTCTCCTATTCTACCTGTTCCCGAATTTCTTATCCACTCATTTTCTCCTTCCTCAATGTAATAGTTGTTTATATCTCTTAACTTATCGTATATCTTGTCTACTGCGATTGGTGAATCTTCAACACCATTTTGTTCAACTATTGCAATATTATTTTTGTAATGTTTACTCTTAAGATATAACTTCAAAGCATCATTAAGATTATTGTTGCCATATTCTTGTGATGCTGGAATATGGTTATTTACAACCTTTCTTAATTCAGCATATTCATTTGATGATAATCTATATGGTTCTATTTGACTGTTAGTAGCACTACCAGTAATAACATCAGATGGTTCTCTTAAAGGTTTTGCAATTTTAGCTAAAGCACTAAATATAGGATGGTTTTTACTTTGACTTTTTCTAACAAAGTTAAATAAATCTGGCCCTGCTTTTTCGGGATATAAGATTGGTTCATTAGTTATGTGTTCTCTCATGTAAGGACGACCAGCACCATAACCAGGTATAGTTTCCGAAAGTTGATTTAGATATTTTCTAAGTTCACTTGCTCCAGCAATCTCATTTGGTCCTGATACATCCATACCAAAAGCTTTGTCTCCTTTTCTTACTTTTAAATCACGTTTTTGTCTAAACTGTTCACCTTTATCTTGACCAATCATATCCAAGAGATCACCAGGTAATCGTTTAGCGTATCTTACAAAGTTGGCATAAGGTGTTCTAGCTGCTAACTGTCTAGCAAAAAAATCTTCTCTTCTTTTTTCATCATAGATGGCACGACTAGCTTCATAAACTTGTCTTGTATAACTTCTATCAATAAGGTTTCTACTAAAAGCTCCTTGCCAATTAACCATAAATTCATCATATTCATCATTAGTTAAAAAACCACTTACATTAACAAAATCAACCATCAGACCTATCCACGTTGATAAAGGATCTATTCTTTCATAAGATTGATATTTATATACTGGCTTACCATCTTCTCCAATAATTGCATTGCCATTTTCATCTTTTTGCAAACTACCAATGCTGTATGCTTGCCATCCGTTTTTCCTCATATTGCCATATACTGCCCTACCTTCTTTTGTACTCCAATCAGGACCACCACCTGTCAAAATTGTTGGAGGGTAGTAGTTAGGATCATCTTTTCTAAAAGCATTTACAGCGACTAAGGGAACAATCATTGCTCCTAAAGCACTACCAAGTCTTAATTGTCCTCTGGCTTGGTTTCTTACTATTGGATCAACACTGTTAAGATCATTTTTTAATTCACCTAAAAGATAATTTAAAGCAGGGGTTCTTCTTAATTGTCTTTTTAAAATATTTGTAGGAGTTCTAACAAAAGCCATCAAAGCTCTTACTAAAGGAACTTCATTAGCTGTTTCATTAATTTTTTTTGCTGCTGTACCAAAACCACTATATCCATCAGTTCTTATGTCTTCGGTAAAAGTACTACGTCTTGCAAATTCTTGTGATCGTTTTAATATTCTTGCTGTTATAGGATCTTTAATACCTTTACCACTGTTAGAAGCATAATATTCAATAATTCCATCTATATGCCCTTTAACAAAGTCACTTAACTCTTGACCTTTTAAACCTTTTTGTATGCCTTCTATATGACCTTGATAGTGAATAGACCCAATAAGATTAGGTGCTTGTATCAAAGCATCAGTAGCAGTCATAAGTTGACTAGGAAATCTAATAACTTTTCCTGTTGTATTAATACCCTTACCAATAAAACCTGGATCATCAGAAGAAATTATAAACCTTTCTCCGTAATCAGCTTTTATTGCACCCCTATTAACAAAATTGTCACTTGTTTTAAATGATTGATCAAATGCTTTTAAAGAAAAATTAAAATTAGAATGAAGACCTATTAGATGTTTGATAGCTGCATTAAATTCTGTTTTACTACCTGCACCTAAAGCAAGTTCAAAAGCTCCTGTATAAGTTTCTAACAGACCTGATAGAAAGTTTACTTCGTTAGTTGTTGGAGCAGAAAGCAAAGCGTTTATGCCAATCTCATTAAAGACTCTTACACCTTTGTTGAATTGAGTTAATGTTCTACCAAGTAAACCTGTTCTATATAAAGCAGATAATTTTTCTACACTACCCTGTGATCTTTTAATTGTATTAGTAAGTTTATTTAATGTTGTATAGTCACCTGTTTGTTGTGCTTCTTCAAAAGCTTCTGTAAGTTTTGCTTTTAAATCTTGTAACTGCAAACTTTGTTCTGATGATTTGATACTTATATCAGACTGTCCTGTTCTATTTAGTTTATATTTTTCAGCAGCAGTCATTTTTGCAAACTCTTCATAAGGAACTCCCTGTGTAGGTATTTGCATTGATCTCAGACCTCTACCTTGTTCAGTTCTTAAAGGCAATCCAAGACGTAACCATTCATCTATTTCACCAACAGAAGTAATTAAATCATTAATGTCTGTCTGTATTGCAGCAGGGTCTTTTGTAACATTAATTGAGTTGATAAGTCTTTGATTTATATCTGCTGTGTTTTGCGTAGCTAGTGTTACAGCTTCAGCTAGTGCATAATTAAGTTCATCAGTAGGAACAAGACCATATATCTTTGCATACATCTTTGCGTGTTCTTTTAATTTATTTGTATCAGCCAACATTGCAATACCACCATCAATAGTATCTTCAGTTGTTTTTACATTAGAAAATGCACCTTCATCTTTTAGTTGAGCAATTCGTTTAGATATTAAATCAAATTGTTTGCTTGTATTGGAAACTTGCTCTGGGTTTACTTGGTTTGGAGTAATAGTTTCATCACCTAAATCTTGGTCTTTTTTCTTTGCTTTTCTTATGATGTTTGGTAATGTTTTCTTATCTTTTAAAGCCTTAATACGATCTTGTTCTGCTTTGAGAGTTCCTGATAACTGCTCAGTTTTTATATTGCTATTAGCGTTGTCAACTTCAACATTAAGTTTTTCAAGTTTCTTTATTTCATTAGGTGTAATAAGTTGATTAATTTCTTCTGCTGTTTTGCCAGAATATTTTTTAATAAAGCTATTAGAAAGCTTACCAATACCATCTATTGATCCTTTAAATCCAGTACCAAAAACTGCACCAAAAGCACCATAATCTCTTAGTTCTTTTGGTGTTAATACTCTTTGTTCATTAATAGCTGTCTGTATTTGCTGATCACCTATTGCTGTAACACTACCTTGAATACCTGCACCAACAACCCCTTTAACACCTTTACCTGTAGATCCAAAAGGTATCATTTGTATAAGACCTGCTGCTATTGCTTCCCCATAGTCAACATTTTCATTACCTCTAGTTTTTTGGGCAGCTATATTTGTACCAAATCCTGATCCAAAATTTAAAACACCATAAGCACCAATACCAAAAGGACCACCTAGTAATAAAGGTGCTGTTGCATAGTCAGTAGCAATCCCTCCACCTATCTCAAGCCCTATACCTGCTGCTTGTTTTAAAGCTGCATTATTTACATCATTTTCATTACCTTCATCTACAAAAGAAACAGGACTATCATCCATATAAAATCTATTAATAGATTCTTCTTTGTTAATTGTTTGATTCCAATCAAAAAGACTTTCAGTAGGTGTTGACATGATTAATTAGTTTTTTGGTAAGAATTTCTTGTATTTACCGTCATTAAAAGTAGCCCAATCGGTAAACTTACCACCTCTTCTATCGTAAAGTATCTTAGCTGCCTTAGCATTAGTCAACGGATTATAAAGTTCTTCATTTGATTTTATACCGAATTGTGGTCTGCGTTCTTTTCCTACCATATAACCAGGAGTATCTTGCATATCAATTTGCCATAGACCTAATGAAAACTCATTTTCTTTATTTGGATCTAAACCAGACTGAACAGTATCTATAGCTGCTCTACCAGTAGATTCTGCTAAAGCTATAGCAGCAGCAGTTTTAGCATCTTCTGGTGGGAATCCTACTTCTAATGCAAGTCTATAAAGCGAATTAAAAGTAAAAGGTTGTGTAATATCTATTTCGTCAAGGACACTAGGCATTTCACCTGCCATTGCTGGTGGTCCTGATAATGTGTTTATAAATGAATTGACCACTTCTGAGCTAACTTCACCTGCGTTTTCTCTAATGTTATTGAGTTGAGTTACAAGATTAGTTTTCTGCTCTTCATTAATACTGGTTTGACCTCTAATTCCGTCTATTAATAATTTCAAAAAACCATCTTCACTTTGTTTTTTATCTGTTTGAGTTTCAGTCTGCACTTGTGTTGTTTCTCCTTCTTCTGGCGTTATATTAAAAGAACCTTGCGGTACTGTATTTTTTGTAAATCTTTCTACTTGATCTTCATCATAAATTTGTGTTGCGCTTTCCATGCTTAATCCATAGTCCTCAGAAAGTTTTTGGATTGCATCATCTCTTAGTTTGTCTTCTATTCTTTTAGTTTTTTCTTCTGTTGTGTCGAATGTTCCTGAGTCTTTGTATTCACCAGTTTTTATTGCATTTATATTGCTAACGTAATCTGACTGTATTTCTCTAAATGTATCTTCTCTTTCTTTTGTAGTTAAACCAGGTTCATTAATAACTTCATCAATAATACGTCTATCAATTCTTCCCTTTAAATCAACATAAGGTTCAATAAAGTCTTTTTTTTCAAAAGTATTTAAGTCTAAACCACTATTACCTAACAATTGTTTTGCATCAGTGTGCATACGTTGGATTCTTGTATCGTATTTACCTATCGTATTTCCAGTATTAGTTTTAGCTACGTTAAAAGAGTAAGTGTAATTTTTTCTGTCTTCTTCCGTAAATGTTGCTCCTATTGATGCTTTTATTGCAGCAAGATCATTGAACTTTGTAACAGGATCATTTGCGTAATAACCTGTTGCTACCTTGTAATTAAAATCATCAAACAAATCATCTCTATTGCCAGAATAGACCTCAATTTGATCAAAGATAAATTCTCTTCTATCAGGATTTGCTTTTAATAAATCATTTAACGCATCATTATTGGTAGCAAATTGTTCTACAAATCTTTCAATATTAGATTCTTCAGCAGCTTGTACTTGTTCTCTTTCTAACTTTTTAAGTTTTTCGTGTGAATCTGCAAGCTTTGTTTTAAATTTTAAAATATCCTCACCAAAAGATTCACTTAACTCACGTTGTTTATAAGTACCATCTTTCTGTAATTGTTCAGGTCCAGTTTTTAACTTACCTATCATCTTTAAATATTTATTTGCAGCGTTATAACCATTACCTCCTGATGATTGTTCAATATCAAAAATTCTTGATGCTTGGTTTTTTGCTATTTTTAACAGTTCTGTAGGTGTAACTTTACTGGCAAGACCTAAATCAACACTAGCTTCTATCATGCTTTGTATATTTGCTAACGCTTGTTCTTGATTACCTTGATCGTATTCTCTCCAGTTACTAAACATTAGTCCTTGTAACTTGTTTGTATATCTTTCTAATTTGTATTTATTATTTTCTTCTAGATGTTCTGCTGTAATTTCTTGTATTGCTTTTTGTTGATAAGGATAAAATTCTTTTGCTAAATGTTTATTACTTAATCCCTGTGTTTTTTCAGTAGTAAGAGATGCTGCATCTTGTATAAACTCTTGATATTGAGGACTATCTATTGCAAAATGATTTATTGGTTTTGTTACTTCGTTCCCATTACGATCTGTAAAAGTAAAACTTTTATTGTTATATAAATTAAGTAAATCAGGTTTTAAATTTAATCCAACATTTTGTGCTTGCCTTTTATCAAATTCATCTTGTGTAAAAATACTTCCACCAATTAATTGATTAGCAGCTTCATCACCATATTTATCTCTATGTTCTTTTGTTATTTGTTTAAAACCTTTTTTAGCAATCTCCATAGTTATATCAGCACGTTCATCTTCAATCGCACTTTCTATTCTTGTTCCTATAAACTTTTGCAAAGCAGGGTTTATTGTTGCTAATGCACTATAAAGTTCTTCTGCACCAGTTTTAGGTTGAACACTGGGAGGTCGTACAAAAGTATCTACAGGTCTTGCAGAGGATTGAAAAGCTGTACTTTGAAAACTTGAGGTCATGTTAGTTGTGCGTAAGTGCTAAGTCCTTGTGTTGCTGTATTAAGAATAACTGAAGCCAGTGAAGGGATCTGGTTATAGGCTTGATTGATATTACTTGTTAGTTGATTACGTCTATCATCTCTCTGTGCTGTCAATCCATCTACATTCCTACCATACTGTCTGCTTGCTGATTCAAGTGCCTGGTTTATAGATTCTCTAAAGTTTGCTGTCTGTCGTTCTTGATCTGCTAATAACAAATCAACAGTAAGACCTGATCTACCTGATGCTTTTATAGCTCCTTTTGCCTGTAATCCTCTTATGGTTGCTGCTTGTTTTTCTTGTGCTTGTGATGCCCTAGTTTCTTTTAACTGTGCTGCTAACCCTTCTTGTTGTGCAGCAAAAGCTTGTTCTGCTGATCTGTTAGCTATTAAAGAAGATTGATATGTCTGGTCTGCTGCTGCCTGTGCAGCAGATCTTTGTGCAAGACCACTAACTAAGTTAAGACCAAGAGATGCTGCAAATAGTGGACCTGCACTTCCTAATGCTGCTATTCCTGGTATTGCTGCAACACACATCTATGCGATCCTCAGAAATTCGTAGAATGGTTTACCTTGCATACCGTAATGTTCGTGATATTGAATAAAAGTAAACCCAAGAGCTTTCAACCACTTGATAGCAGAATCATTCTCTGCATATACAAAATTATATAGGATTTTGTAATTTTTCAACAGGTTATCTACCCATTTCCGACCTTTTCTTATTAGTTGTATCTTATATTTTTTATTACTAAACAGTTCATCAGTTGCAACCATCCATATAACACCACCTTGTACTACACCACAAAGACCTATAGGTTGATCATTATCATCAGCTATAGCCATGTTTATATTGCTGCACATATAAGACAGTTGAAGGGCTTGTCGTGGTTCTTGTCCTGATTGGTAAAAGGCTTCTAGCTTATCCATCTCTCTCATGTTTTTTGCAACATATTTAAGATCTTCTAAATTTGCTTTTCTTAAATGACCCATTAGACTCTTCTACTCCTCATATGGAACATAGCTTCATATTCTGCACTAGCCAATGTTGTTGGTAAAAATGTGTTGTTCTTTACATCAATATTAACTCTATCTGCCCTGCTCATCACAGGCACTTTAAATGATCCAGACTCTAAGTTTACAGATCCAATAGTGCTACTAGCTGAACCTAGTAATACACCACTAAAATTATGAGTAGAAGTATCTCTATGATCTGGTGTAACTTCTACTTTAAAAAATCCAGTATCTTCAAACTTGATATAGAAGTGATGCAGTTGTAAACGACCACTTATAATCTCACCAGAATTTCTCCCACCTTGACCTTCTGTTAATCGTTGCTGGCTAAATCTATAGTGCATTTCATATGGTTCACCAATAATAAATTTACTATTTGTATAATCTCCTGTAGCTGTAATTGTAGATGTTGAACCATTAGTTGTGTTAGTCGTTGATATGATTTGTCCTGGCTTTAATGTAGTTGTTGTTCCTTGTTCATTAACAAACGTACTTGTTTCACTACTACTAAGAAATCTACCTACAACATTCATACTTGCTCTTAATCTATAAGGAACAGTAAAAGTAGAAGTATTAGTAGAAGAGCTAAAACTTACAGATACACCTGTAGTGGCTTCTGTGACCTTATGATCTAAACGATATTCAAAAGTAGCATTAGTTTCAGTAAAATTATTCTCAAAAGGGATTTTTTCTAATGTTGTACCGTTTGCTTCTTCTATTACTAAAAACAAATCACTGCCAATAAAATCAACATTCTTAATAGATCTATTCTCATTAATAGTAAAAGTAGACCAACTGTTTAATATCTTCTGATACTGCTGACCATATAACCATCTGTTGATGTATAGCTTATTAGGATTATCTGTACCTAAACAAACTAAAACATCTGCACTTGTAGAAACTGCAAATTTAAAAATATTACTTGGTATTAGTTTTGGTACATGAACAGTGATATTACTAGATTCTTTTATAACAAGATCTCTTTGATATACATATTCTCTTACATTTGCAAAAGACCCTCTTTTAGACAAATAATAAATACTGCTACCAGCACCTATAGGTTGAGCATCATCATCAGATTCAAATTCAGTTACGACTACTACGTTGGCTGTTTTGGGTGTTAAGTTATCTGTTGATGAAGTAAGAACAAATTGTGTTTGATCAGAAAATAGTATCAGTTCCTGTTCTACTGTTACAGCACTTCTAAGAATAGCTACTTTGGTATGTGAAGCTGCTACATCTATAGGTTCACTATCAATTACAGATAAGACTGTTTCTGGAAAGAAGTTAAAAAACTCTGCTGCTCTTGATAAGACAACATTATCATCAGCTAAAAAACCAAGCCTGTTTCTAAAGAAGAAGACGTTATTAATTTTACTGCCAATAAAAGAAGGGCTAGGTGCTGACTCTAAATCACCAACAGTCCTTTCTCCCCATTTAGGTAAGGTATAAGTTACTCCTGATAAGGTGTAAGTATCACCATCAACCCTTGCAAATCTAAAATTACCATCTGCTTGTCTTACTAATACATGGGGCATAGTGTCGTAATTAAATTTAAATTCTATTCCTGGTTTTACACATTCCTCCCACTGTCCTTCTTCAAAAGCATTACCGTTATTAGTTACAAACTTAACGTAATAATTATCAAAATCAGTAGTCTCATCTCCTTTTACTTCTACGATATAACCATTAGGTGACACTGTTGGAAGGTCAGTAAATCTCTGAATAGTGTCTTTTACTACTGTCATGTGGGTATTACCCTGAGTGTCATTACCATCAATAGAAAAGTTACTGCCATCATTCTTTTTTATATGAATAACAGGACCATTACGAGCAATAGTAAAACCTGTAAGACCTGAGTTAAGTCCTGATACTAAATCAGTAGCAACTTGTGTAGTGCTAAGTGTAGAGTCTGATGAAGTGTCATCAGTAACAGTAACTCCATCTACAGTTATTGAATATGTAGTCTTGTCTGAGACTTGATTAATAAATACAACTGCTTGAGTAATGTTTGAAGAAGCTTCACTCAAGGTGCTATCCATAGCTGCTGTAATACTTGTATTAACAACAAAGGTATAGTCAGCAACACTTACAGTTTTTATTACACTTCTAGGATCAGAAGTATTTAAATATGTTGTTCCGTCAGGTTTAGTTACTGTCTTTTCTGTACCGTCAATATCATAAACTTTGACATTACCATTACTAAATACTGCCACATACCTTTCATTAACATCTCTATTAATAGTTTGTATATGAACATTACCTAAAGTAGAAGAGCTTAGATTAGTTATATATTGCAATCCAGAACGCTTTACAAGACCCAATACAGGGTTGCTGTCAGCATTGTCTTGTATATCAGCATGATCAGCCTGTTTAGTGGCATCAGCAGCTTGTGAGATACCTCTTAATAAAGTTGGTATTGCTCTGGATATAACTGCCATAGTTATCTAATTAATGCGTTTGCTGGTGAGTAAGTATCAAAGACACTTGTTAATGAAGGATCTCCTCTAAGAAGATTATGATCACCATTAGCCAAGTCTGTTTCCATCAGTATAGCCCTAGCTCTGATTTCATCCTGTTGTGTATAAGTTCTTAATCCATCATCACTAACTAATCTATCAACAAAGATACGGGCAGCTTTGATTGTTATATATCTTCTTGCAGGTTCTGGTATCTCATCAAAAGTTCTGAAATAAACGACTGTACAGATAAGATCTTCATCAAACTCATACTTGTTATTTAACCTGTCATATAGCTTTAAACCACGTTGTATTGCATCAATCGTAGGGTGTTGATGAATATTAGGATCAACTCTTAAAACATCTGTAGAGAGAGCTACATGATCAGATCCATCTTTAGTAAGAGTGACATCTATTTCAGTATTAAAAGACCAACCTTCAGATTGGACTTCTTTATTGACCTCTGTAAGAGTGCTTTGTGCAAGTTTAACATCAACAGGAAGAGTACCTGTTAAGGAGTTTACTGGGGCTTCTCCTATAGCAGCCAACATTATGTTGATGCTTTCTAGTTCAGTGGTTGCAGCTACAGTCATGGTTTAGTACTTTTTTATTTTAAGTGAGTCTCTACCACCCATTTTTTTCTTCTTCTTTTTTTTAGTGCTGTGATACATGATGTTCTCCAAATAGTAGGAAAAGAGTACCCATTGCTGAGTACCCTTTTATGTGAATTAAGAAGCAGATAACTTGATTGCTGCTGCACACTCTGGACGGAGGATTCCATGCCCAAGTGCGTACTTTGCGACCATCAATGTACCTTGATACATAATACCGTAGTCCTGGCCTGAGATCTCAGTTGTCATGTCCATTAGTTTCACAGTACCAACTGCTGACTTGTGGAAGACTAGACCAATAGTTTTACTATCGTCACCAGCGTAGCTGTTGTTTGTACCAGTAACTTCAGAACTTACGTTTGACTGAGGTACGTTGTTACTCATCATTACAGGAATACCTGCAATCATTTGTACACGACCAGAAGCAAAAGATCCGTTGCCACCTGGGTTGAAATCAACATCAACTGTTCTTGTAGCTGATTCAGCTAACTTGTAATACTCAGCAGGTGGTAAAACACAGAAACGATCTGTAGGAGGGATGTCTCTCTCGTCAAATGTTTGTGCAATATCATAGATAGCTGCTGCTAACTCATCACCAGTTACGTTTGCTGAAGCTGTATTACCAGAAGCAAGTTCTAAAGTAAGTCCACCAGCAGGGCCAGTAATTGTTGAAGATGCTCTTGAAGCATTAGCAATTACCTTGGCTACGTTTTCATCATAAGTTTTAGCTAAAGCCTTACCTAATTCATCAGCGTAAGTAGCCCTTACATCGTAATGGTTCTTAAGCTCATCTAGGTTCGACACAAATGCCTGTGAAATAAGTAGATCATCAATAGAGATAACTCTTTCACCTGCTCTGATTTGGTTAGCACCGACTAATGGATTACCTGGTGTGTGATATGCAGCAGTTGCTGTTCCTGTTACTGGAAACTGTGCTGATTTACCTGAGGTTATGGTACGAACAGAGTGTAATGCTTCATTGAAGATGTTGTTACGAGCAAAACTCGTAAGAACCTCGCCTGAAAAAATTTTAAGAAACAGAGCGTCAAAGTCTGTTCCACTATTGTTCACCAGACCCAGGCGTGAAACTGTGGCGTTAGCCATAATTTAAACTCCTTTGGATTGATTAATAATTTAAGAAACTAACTTCACTACTGTCTGTTCTCTCCAGTGGTATCTGACGCATCAGGCACTTTTGATATTAAGATTTTCGTTTTGTTAAGTTTATACTGAACCGCAATTCCACTTGCGTAAGGCAAGAGCTTTGCGTGTCAACTTACCATCTTTCTTCATTGGTCCTTTTACTTTAGACATTCTTGCACAGAAGGATTTTCTTCTGGCTTTTTGTCTAAGTGAAAGACCTGTCCTTTTAGTAACAGGGGCTTGCAAGTTTCCACCTGTTGCTCGGTTATATTTCCTACGACCAGAAGCAGTAAGACCCCCTGTGGGATCTTTGTCTTTTTTGGTAAGAGATACTCCCTTCGACATAAAGGAAAGATAAGTAGTTATTTAAAATGTAACACGTTTATGCAATCTTTAAACTCTTTCGTCCTTTTCTCCTTTTATGATTGTAAGAAATTCTTTTACTGCTGGTTTTCTCTGCTTTAAATCTAGCTTTTTCTTTACTACTCATTTCACCTGTTGTCTTTGGTGTTTTACTACTAACTCTTTTACTAGGTCTGCAAGCAGGGTAGCCACGTTGATCACCCTTCTGTCTTCCACAGGGTTTACCTGTTTTAACATCTACCCACTTTTCTTTGAACCATCTTGTAAGACTCATTTGCCTACTTCTTTTTGTGCAGCAGTATGTGCAGATTTAAATGATGTACCTTCACGCATAAGCTTTTTCATCATGTCCATGTGTTTTTTGGAATGATGTTCTGAATGTTTCTTCAGAGTTCTCATTTGACTAAGACTAAGCTTTGCCATTTTTCTTTTTCTTTGACTTACGAAGAATCATAAGATCTTCTCTTGTGATTTTATCTCTAGGTTCTGCAACTCTAGCGATCTTCATTTGTTTTTTAGAATAAGGCATGATTAAGTTTTAC